CCTGGTACCACACTACCTTTGAGGTGGCCTTCATCGTGGAACCGCCGACGCTAATCGTGGTGTCCGGCCAAAGAGAACCATCTACCGGGTTGCGCATCGGCGTTTGTTCTAAGTGGAACCACTCGTCATACAGGAACGTGTACACGTCCATGCTGACGGAGTCACTAACGTAGCGCCGCTCGTACGACTGGAACAGGACGGTGCCAGCGGCGTAACCGGCGAACGCTGCCGAGTTTCGTTTCAGCAGGTCCTCGGTGATGTTTGCAGGCACGTTGGTGTAGCCCAGCGCCGAGTTGGTGTCGTTTACTAGGAACTCGACCCGGAACAGTTCCTGCCGAACCGACCGAATGAACGGCGTGCCCATGATGTTCGTCACGGTGCCGCTGGAAATCAGCGTGCTGGGCGGCCAAGTAATGGTGCCGTTCGTTGGGAACGACGCCGCAGCCGGTCGGATGTATTGCGACGTTTTGCGCTCGGCACTTTGCAGGCTCGTCTTGACGCCCCGAAACGGCGCCACGCCGACCACCGGCCCCTTGGCGATCGATGTCACCATGTAGGTGTTGGCGCGGTCGGGGTGGGTTTCCACCCTGATGTCCTGCACGATGAACTGTGCCAGCCCGCCGTCGATGGTGCCAAGTGCCAGCCGGGTCCCGAGCGCCTCGATTTGGTCGAACGGTGCAGTTTGTGCCTTGATCGAGTTGTAGACGTTCCAACTGTCCTCGCTGGTCCCGACGTAGGCCGGGTCGTCCTGTGCCACGAGGAACCGGGTGGTGTGCACGGCCTCGGTCGGCTCCATGCCGATGGTCAGTGACTGCTGGTTGTGCTGCCTGAATACCTGCCACGCCATCAGCGGCTCCTATCTGTGTTCTGCTTGATTTGCTCGAGCACGCGCAGCAGCTGCAGGTTCAGCGACTCGAGCCGCCCGGTGTCACCGCTTGCCATTGCGAAGCCAGTTTCGGCCCGTATGGCCGATTCCTGCATTTGCAGCTTTTCCAGAGAGGTAGCACCTTCCCCGCCGCCGAGCATGCGGAAGCCGATTCCCATGTCCTGCAGCACCTTGTCCGTATGTCCACCGAAGCCGTAGGTGGCGTTTGCTATGTACGCGCCCGGATCGGTGAAAAAAGACTCAATGTTCCTCGCTTGCCGTCCGGACGGTGACGTAGCCCGCAGCGCGGTAGCGATTTCCCGCTGTGCCCCACGCTCGATCCGTGCGGCACCCGGCTCGTCCATACCCAATCCGACCATCCTCTGACCAGCAGCCATCCTGGCCTGCATGGCGTCAATCTCGGCCTTGATCATCCGCGTGGAGAATGGCTTGGTCATTTCATCGAGCGTTTTCCGCGCCTCGATGTTGGCCTGGTAGAACGATCCGATGGCCTGAAACAGCGGGCTGGCCATGGCAGCGCCGACAAGGTTCTGCATGCGACCGAATTGGCCGCGGATGCCCTCGAGGGTTGCAGCCGCCTGCTGCCCTGCCTTTTTCAGGCCGGTCAGGTCTACGTCGATGCCGACTGCTAGTCCGTACTTCGCCACGTTGCCACCTTCCCAAGGGTTGCCATCCAGTCAGTCTGCCCTGGCTTTCGCCAAGGCTCCACCACCGTTTGGGGCTGACGAGTCAGCCCGTACGCCAGGACCGTCAGCAGCCGCTCGATGCGGTCGGCTGCGGTCCACTCCAAGGGTTTGCCATCACCCCCTGGACGAGTGCCATGGCCACATGCACGTCTAGCGCCGTCGAGCCTGGCACGCCGTCTACCCGGGTGCAGGACTCGAGCACGAACGCCTGTTTGGCGTCCTCGTCCAGCTGCTCGACCTTGCGCCACTCGCCGACCGTGATGGGCCGGACCTCGAGCACGGCCGGGTAGCCGGCCACCGCCTCGCTGTTCAGGGTGCGCCAAGTCATGCTGATCGGCTCACAGTGATCTGCCCGACGTACTGCCAGCTCAGCGTTGCTTGGTGCACTGCGTCATTGGCATATGTGGCGTTAAATCCTGTAATCACAGCGCTTCCGCTGTAGTCAATCCCGCCAGATGCTCCACCGCTGGCGTTGATCGTAATGGTCACCGCTGACGTGTCGGGCGTAGCCCCGCCGAACTTTGCTGCCAAGGTTCCCGCCGTGGCGTTGTCCGTGTGGATCGTTGCTGATCCAGTCACGTTCGGCCGCCCCTGAATAGCCAAAGTAAACAACGAGTTGAGCACGGTAGCGTCGACGGTAGCGCTTGATGCCGTGATGTTGATGTCACTCGCGTCTACAACGACTGCGGATCCACCACCAATAGTGATTGACAATGTCGTGCCGTTTGCAATAAATGCCATGTCTTAGCCTCCTGTAGCCCAAATGCGGTACGTCTGACGAACCACCCGCGGGCCGTCGTCCGTGCCTTCCTGATCGTCCATGCGCTCGACGTCTTCGCCGTCGGTGGCGTTCCATTGAATGCGCGTGCCGTCTACGGTCGTAAATCCCGCGTTGTCGTTGAGCACTCCCGACACAGCAGCCGCCAGAGTCCGGGCCGCCGACAAACTGACGGCGATGCAATCCACCGACACGGCGAACTCCGCCAAGCTGGTCGTTCGCTCCAGCGTGCGCACGGGAGTCCGGCTATCGATGCTGTAGACAATGGCCGGCAGCGCCGTACCTTCCCGGCGCCATTCGGGGCTAATTCGCGTGTCGACAAGCGCGCTAATGGTGAGATTAGAGGTGAGCCGGTCGCGGATGGCCGTTTCGATGCTCATTTCTTGGACACCTTCATCCGCGCCTTGCGGGCCAGTTCGGTCAGCTGCGTCTCGATGACGATCGCCAAGTCCTCTTTGAGGACCGAGGGCGGGAACTGCTGGTACGTGGCCCGCTTCACGTGCCATTGGGCACGGCCGCTGTCCACGATGGGCGCAACATAAGACCTTGGATTCCGCTTGTACCGGAAGCCGGTGCGGGTGGTGGTCTTTAGCCCGCGGGTGTCGCCCATGGATTGAATGACCTTGCTAGCCGCCTTGCGGAGGCTTTCCTGTCCGCCGTAGCTGCGGTGGGTGGCCCCGTGCGTCAGCCAGTTTTGCTTGTAGGTCGTCGCCAGGCGCTTGAGGCTGCGCCGCAGCAGCTGCTTGTACAGGTTCCGGCTGACTCGGTCGGGCAGCGTCAAGAACACCCTTTGGGCATCTGTGAATGCCTTGTTCGCCCGGTCGCTGGTTCCTGCGCCGAATCGCAACAGTTCCAGGTTCTCCGACGCGTTGACCTGGCGTTGCATGAAACGCTGATAGTTGCGCAGGTGCTCCGGGCTGTTGAACGTGGCGCCGCGGCGGAAGCTCATGCCGTCACCTCGAGCGCTTCGCAGTGCAGTTCCATGCGCCGCAGGGTCGGATCTAGTACGCCGGTGACCTGCAGAACTCGGTCAGACTTGCCCGTTTCGCGCAACAGAATCCGGCTCTTGACGGTCACCGAGTCAATCCAAGGAAGGATGAGCCTCCACGCCGTCTGCCCGCGGTTGATGTCCACCGAGTCGATGCTTCGGCCGTCGGCCGACTCGATGTAGCCGAGCACCGTGGCGGCCGTGTTCCACGTCTTCACGTCCTGCCCGTAAGCGTCAACAGTGGCAACGGTGTAGTTTTGCACCGCCATTTCGTGCCGGAACATGCCACGCGGGACCATCAGTGCACCCCATGCTCCCCGAGCATTGCCATCAGCATCTGCTCGGCCTTGCCCTCGATGGCGTTAGTGCTGTCGCCGCGGTCGGCGTACAGGCGCCCGCACAGCTGCAGCGCCAGCATGTTGATGTAGTGGTCGCCAACGAGGGTGACCCAGTTCAGGGTCACCGGGCGGTTCCAAGCCTCATCGACCAGCACCGCCACGCGCTCTCCGTCCCAGTGCAGTTCCGGCGTAGCGGTCTGCGTAACGGCGTCGTCGTCGACGTAAACGGCAGTGATGGCGCCGCTGGTGTTTACCGGCTGGATCGGCAGCACGACCCAGGTGTCGCCCTCCTCGGACACCTTGTAGGAGCGCTCGATGGCCTGCATGGCCAGACCGGTGCAGCGCTCGACGGTCTCGCGGACCGCCGGCAGCAGGATCGAGCCGATGTAGGAATCGTCCTGCGTGTGGTAAATCCGCAGGTGGGCCTTGATGTCGCTGGTCGTAAGTGCTGGCATTTTGAAAAGGCTGGGGGGGGTGTCCCCCCCCACAGCCCGGGGTCACATGGAGTCGATCAGGATTCGCGACGAATCACGCCACCGGCGTACTTGTCGACGATCTTCGCGTCGGAGCGCATCATCGACAGGTAGCGCACCTTGCCCGCGAGCCCGATGGTGTACGGGTCGACGCGGAACGTCACCTGCGTACGGTCCACGATGCGGTATCCGCGGCCGAGGTCGCCGAAGAAAATCGCAGTGCTAGCCGAGCCGCCAGCGTCAGGCATGAACTCGCTGATGTACACCGGACGGCCCATCAGGCGGCCAGTGCTCCCGTCCTGAACCATCATGCCCTGCATGCCGTCGTACAGGAACTTGCCCGTAGCGCCAGCGTCACGAATCTTGAGCAGGTTTGCCCAGGTGTTCGCGTTCATGATCCAGCTGCCGTTCTGCTGGTATCCAGGCTTGATCTTCGAGTACAGCGTGATGATGTCCTCGAAGTCGGGTTCAGTGGAGATGCCACCGGTCTTCACGTTGTTCGTGGTTTCCCAGTTGGTCGGGATGGCAATGCCTTCCTCCTGACCGGTTCCGTTGCCCACAACGTGCTTATCAGCGCGGGCCTTGCCGTGGGCACGAGCGTGATCGATCACGATTTCCGCGGCGATGTCCACCACGGAGTCGTTCAGCAACTCCTCGGTGATGTCGGTATACGCCGCGGTCTTGTGGGCCGTGAAGGACTTCTTGATCGTGGTGAAGTTGCTCTCGGTGTAGTTGACGTTTTCCGCCACATACGCCGCGGTCATCTTCGCATCGATGACGGGAAGGTCAAGGTTGGTGGGGAACGCCTGGACGGTCGCCAGCATGCGCACCGGGTTGTCCCAGTCGAGCCACTTCACGAACTCGCCAGTCTGCTGGGTGACGGTCGTATTGCCAGCCGTCGCAGCCGTGGTGATGGTCAGCACGGTACGCATGTCGAGGTCAAGGGGGTTGCCGTCGCGGCGCATGATCTGGCGGGCGAGGTCCTGCACGGTCGTGCGGGCGCCTGCGCGGCTTTCAGGCCGCAGCACCTGGTTGCCGGCCGCCTTGACGGCGTCCAGCCGGCTGCGCACCGACAGGCTCGACAACTGGCCGTCGATGGCGCGGATTTCTTCTTCCGCAGCATCGAACGCCTTCACGGCGTCCGGAGTTGCGGTTTCGGCGTACTGCTCGCACGCAGCGACGAGCTGCGAGCGCTTTTCACGAAGCATCTCGGGGGTCATGGTCATTTCAGGTCTCCAATCCGCAGCCGCAGGTACCGAGCGACGAGCCCGGTGGAAGTGTGAAACGCCCGGACCGCGGCTGCGGTCGCCTCGTAGGCGGGCGTGTGGACAAGGCTGACCTCGTAGAGCCGGGCCGTCACGACGGTGCGGCGGTCGCCGCGCCACTCGTCCTTCTCGGCCACGAACCCAAACGACATGTTTTGGTAGATGCCGTCGCGCAG